GTGTCTCCCCCAGTCAACCTGTGCTGTATGAGCTCTATTGCTTGGCGTTTTGTTATCATACCTTACTTGGCATTTGAGTCTGAATGTTCCACTGGTTCTCGTTACCGATACCAACATACGTCTTAATCATGTCGATTAAGTGGTCTACGCAGCTTTCAGGATATTCAAACTCAACACTCAAGCTCGGAGTCCCCTGGTCTGCGACAGTATTGTTGGTATGTACGCTACCCGGAGGTAAATATACGGCAACTCCGTTAACAATGTCGTAGTCGAAGTAAGGAATATTTGGGGTTCTTATGTAGGTAAACGTGATGCGTTGGAGGTACGGATAAATGAAGTACTTGTCGTTACGAGTCACTAGTATCGGATCGTTCTCCTCTGGATTATCTACAGGGCTAATAAGAGAGCTTCTCATCTTAGCGTCAAACTGGTGTTGGCTCACGAACTCCACGCTTCTGTAGTTTGTCTCCATCCCGCAGTTCACGTTCAAGAGTTCTAAATAACTTGAAGACGCCTCGTACCAAATGTCCTCAGGAATGTCCGCGTAACCTCCCTTCTTAGGATCCCCCGCAAACACAGGAGTGAAGTTTAACGCGGGGTACTGAGGGCTGCCCAAGGTTTTGATAAATGGCTGAAGGTCACTTGTAATCTCCCGGTTCTTTTCAAAAAGGTCAACCAATCGGTTTAAGTATCGTTGGTTAACCGTCTTGATTCCCTTGTTGAATGTTTCGGGAGTTACGTATCCTCCGCGCAAGTCCTTACCCGCACGGAAGAGTAACTCTTCATATATCTGACCTAGGTTAGTAATCATTATGGGTAAATTTCAATTCTTACAGTCGCGTTATATAATACTCCATTAGACAATGCGATATCATCTTGAACTCCCAATCTATTTGGAGCGCCAAAAGAAAGAAGTTGAACAACACTAGTTGAAAGCCTTTGGCCACCAACACCAACAAGAGCGCCGTCATATGGGGACGGTGCGTATCCACCAAGAGACGCGCTAACAGCTGTTTTACCACTAGCAAATATGCTATTAGTTATCACTGCATTATACGTTCCGACACCTATATAGTTCCACGTAATAGTTTCTCCTGTAGTGTTTAAAATAACAGTAGCGGTTGGATTCCCTGTTCCGGATTGAGTAATTGTAGCTAGATATACTTTTGGCAAAGCCGCTGTTTCAATAACATTTCCGTCTACGTCTACACTCAAAGAACGTGTCGCGGTTCCTGTATAGTTTCCATCACCATAGGATGGCAATGTAATAGACAAGTCGTCATTTAACGTAAGCGAATTTGCAACGGTAGGTCCTCCTGCTTTTACATTAAACTTCAATTCACCTCTTCCTGTTGTTGGGTTGGTAACAACACTTTCGATAGATGATGTGGTGATTAAACTGGAAGTTCCTTCGGATCTAAACTCTATCGACGAACCAAGACCAGCAAGGCCCGCGCCTCCGCTCACACTTGTTCTTACTACGAGGTTTGTGGCAACGTCATTATTTGTTGCCCGTTCAACTTGCAGTGTAGCTGCGGTATCTGTAGTCGCAAGAACATCAAGAGTGTTTGTTGTACCTGTTACGTCTAGGGCCGTTCCAATAGTTGATTCAACTATAAGATTTCCACTTGTCCCTGAAAATGTAAGGTTTCGCGTATTTAAGTCAATAGTGGTTGCAGCATCTAAAGAGCCACCAAGAACTATATCTCCAGACGAAATTGATAAACCATTTGAAGCGCCGCTTTCAATTACATTGCCATTAACGTCAACACCTAAAAAATAGGCGGGGTCCCCCGTGAAGTTTCCGTCACCATATAAAGGAAGTGTTACAGAGGCGTTTGGATTAATAGTAAGCGCAGTTGACTCAACTCCTGCAAGCGTTGTCGTGATGTCTAACTTAGAGTTTTTTGCGGACGCATTTTGCCATGTGCTTATTATGCTAGACATATATCCAGTATAACTTGCGGTTGGCTCGTTAGCAGAAAATCTTAAAGAAGTTCCATAACCATTACCAGGGACTAACGAGAAACCAGCTAACAATAATGTTGGAGAAGCGGTGTTTGAACCGGCCAAATCCAATGTATTAAAAACTGCCGAACCAACACTATGAACGCCCTGAGAACTGAATGCTCTACCCGTTGAATTAGAAACGCTAAGAGAAGGTGAAATGTCTGATCCAGTTATGCTAACAGAACTTGTGGTTCCGCTTATTGTTAAATCATTAACGCCTCTGCTTATTGTGGTAGGCTTGGTTAAAGAGCCGCCTAGTTCAATGTTGTTGGCAAACTCAGTTAAACCATTTGATGCGCCTGCAATGGAGTTTGTCTCAATAATGTTACCATCAACATCAACTCCTAAAGAATAGGTCGGAGTACCTGTAATATTTCCATCGCCATATAAAGGCAATGTAGCAGATCCGTCTGGATTAAGTGTAAATGGATTAATAAGCCCAGAAGTAGATCTTGTGTTGAATTTTAAATTGCCCTGTGTTGGAGCAGAAGCACTGGTTAAAACGCTCTCGATTGAGCCTGTAGTAACTATACTGCTAGTAGCACCTTCTGAAGAAAACTGAATAGAAGATCCAAGACCATCAGCTCCAGCTGCTGAGTCAACACTTGTTCGTAATGCTAGGTTTACGGCGACGGTGTTGTCTACCGCTCTTTCAACTTTAAGAATAGCCGCAGTGCTGTTAGTCGCTAATACATCAAGGGTTGATGCCGTTCCCTCAACATAAAGCGCAGTTCCGGATGTAGCAGAAATTGTCACATCGCCTGTTGTACCAACTAAATCAAAACTCCTAGTGTTAATGTCTATTGTGGTGTTTTGATTCAGTATTCCACCAAGCTCAAGATTAGTTCCTGTCTTGTTGATACCGTTTGCTCCATCGTAAATGAAGTCAGCGGCAATTTCTTGAAGTTGTCCTTGAACCGTTCCCGCAGTTAGTGGCGCGTTTGGTGTAGCGATAACATCGATTGCTAGGATTGTACCAGCAGGGTTGTAGTATACTTCCCACTCCAATTCTCCCGGAGTTGCGTTTGTACAACGGTAAAGAATACCCGTGCTAACGTCCTGCCAAATTGCACCAAATTCAACTGATGTCCGCAAAGCGCCAGGATCATCCCCGCCGCCATCATACAAACGGTATTGAATGTTTGCAAGCAGCTCGTCGATTACAGACGTAGCAGAGTTGTTTGATACCCAATAGTAAGTATTGTCGTCGCAGCAAGAACACTCGCAACCTGATGCGTCTAATTGAGCCTCTAAAAGTGTAAGTGTTTCTCTGTACTTATCGAGTTCCCCGCAAGCTCTGTAGTTCATCGCCTGCATATAATATAGGGCCACGTTGTCTACAAATACTTGATACTTAGAAATTCTGTTTCGGATAAGTTCTGTCGCATGAGCCGCACGAAGGTTCTCAATACAAGGAACTAGCCCGCAAAGTGTTCCCGCGCAAGTAACCGCGAACTCCTTAATTACGGAGTTGTTGTAAAGAACAACGAGACCAGAAACTTGCGTTTGTTGGATTTGCTGACTTAAAACAACGGTATAAGTACCTGTAGCAAGCGGAGTCAGTGACGGTGTTGTAGGGTATGGTAATGAGCTTATTACAACTGGAGGTGTAGTCGTCCAAGATGGATAGTTTACCGTGCAGTTTAAACTCGAAACAATCTCGCCAGATGCAAGATTAGTTGTGTTTGAAACTGACCATGTTCCAAAATCACCGTACTCACAATCGTATATAAAATTTACGTCAGCGCTTACTTGTGTACATCCTGCGTAACTATATGTTGCGCTAAACTGTACATTTGATACATCGTAAGTTAGATCATATGAGCCTGATGGACTAACGGGAGTGTTAAGGGTTATTACGGTATTTCCAGCTGTATAATTTATACTAGAAATAGTTCTAGAGCTTGGAAAACCAGGAACAACAGGTGTTAATGTAATACTATCCCCAACCTCAAAAAAGTCACTCATCCATTCATATCCAGAAAGAGTGAGAGCGCTTGATGCGGATCCTGTTGGATTAGGAGCGCCTTCAGTCAATCTCAGGCTGTAGCTAATCCCGTAAAGACCATTAGCCACATTTCCGTTAAGGTCAAGTGGCAAGTCAAAATATCCAGTTGGAGTTCCGTCTAATCCAAAGTTCCAGTTCTGAAGATCAATCAACGGATCTCCAACGGAGTTTTTAGAATCGATTACATCTCCGTTAAAAGTGAGAACACCGTATCCCTTAGCCTGTTGCAACACTAAATCAAAGTCTGCAAGACCGGCATAGTCGGTTGAATCGGTGACAACGCATCGCGGTATAACTGTCCCTGTAAGGGGATCAACATACGTTAAATCAAACGAAAGGGATACGGTGCTAATCATCTTTTTATAGTTTTCTTAATTTACTTAACAATTCATCATTTACTTTGAGGTGATCAATCAAGGCAAATGCAGCTTCGCTACCTGTTTGCGCTGATTCGAAAAATGGGTTCTTCAACCACTTTGTACCATCGCCTCTACGGTCGCGAATATACCACATTCCGTCTTCATTTTTGATATAATTTTCACTCAAAAGTCGGTTTACTAATTCGTGAACACTCTCTTCATCAGCAGATTTCTCTTGCTTTGGTTTAGATGAACCAAGAATTTCAAACGCATTCTTACGGAAAGTTTCGCTTCCATTCTTAATTGCATCATGAAGGGATACGCGAGTTTCCTCCTCCGTGTGAAGTGGAGACATTCCAAGGCCGTCAACCACCTTCAAAATAGTCTTGTAGTCGGTATCGAAGTAGATAAGGTTCTCAAGCTCACGAGCGGCTTTAGCTACGCTAATTTTGCTCTTAGCTTCCATATCTTTCTTTTCATATTCGTATCTTACATTGTGCGACTTGTGTAATGAATGATTACCGTCCACAATTGGACACATATAGTGGATATAAAACAAAAGGTCTTTTTGGTGCGGCTGAATAGTAAATCCATCAGCAATACGAAGCCTTGCGCCTTGATAATTATAGTTACCATTGATTACCGTTGGAGCAACCGTAGTATACATCAAAGTATATTCAGACTCTGTTTCTTTGTCGTAAAAATTGGCAGTTGTCTTAATTGATGATGCCCCAGGAGCTTGAATCATCAAGATAGGATCCGAATCCGTGTTGTTTGTTGGGACCTTGTATGTTTTTAATTTGTAACGATCAGTAACCCTTAAAACTACAGGTCTTTTTTCGTTAAAAAAATACGGAAATTCATTTCTTAATTCCTGCTCTGCCCACTCTGGAACATCTACAGGAGAGTTGTTGCTTAAATCAAATAACATATCGTTTTATTTTTATTTGTGTAAAACAGGGAGAGGTTTCCCCCTCCCTGTTTGAGTTTACTAAGATTAGGCCGTGAACATACCGTACTTGTTAGCATTTACAAACTTGTAAGCTACTTCAGATACGATGTGAACACCGAGTTGCCATACGTCAGTCTTGTTAGCTGCCGCACGACCACCTGTTTGCCACATATTCATGAATGCACCTGGCTTATGGCACAGACGGATATACTTACCCATGTTACCAATACCATCGTCAACACCTCCATTGGTACTCAATGGAATCAAGAATGCGAGGTTCTTCCAAGTGTTTTGTGTTAGAAGAGGAGTATTAGTACCTACACCAAACATAGTTGGGTTGTCGAAGATACCCATACGAACAAATCCGAAGTTCTTGTTATTGAACACGAGGTTGTTGAATGAGAAGGTCTTGCTCATCAAGTCAGCGTAAGCGCCCTCACCCCAGAAAGTCTTCTCCATTTGAACCTTGTTAACCTGTACGTTCAATTGAAGTGGGTTTTGAGCGATTGAACCGCCGGTGAACAAATTCTGCTCAAGCAAAGACTGCATATGACCACTTGCCCAAACCATGTAGTTCTTTACAGAACCATCCTGTGAAGACAAAGCAGCTTCCATTTCATAGAAGTCAGCAGTACTTGGACCAGTCACACCACCTGTAGAAACAACTGTGCTAGAACCACCATTTGTTCCAGAACCATTGGTCTGAATTGCATCATACAAACCTTGAGTGGTTTGGAATGAAGTGGTACTAATACCTGTGTTGTAACCAGTAGCAGTTGAAGGAACACCAGCAAAGAAGGTGTTTACCAAAGCAACTTGGTGTTCACGCTGCAAGTAGATGATGTCGCGTGAGTTAGAGTATGGAGTTTGAACTCCGTTTTCCAACTGTGAGTACCAAAGTTGATTGTAAAGAGCTTCTGAACTAGAAGTAGTGTCGTTACGGAAAGTCTGCAAAGGAGAGGTGTGAACCGTATCAAATGTAAACTTAGAAGCGAAAGCACTACCATTTTCAGGAGCTGAGTTACCTACATAGTACATCAATCCAGCAGGAGCAGCAGCGCCTGTTGTAATCAATGCAGCCATAGTAACTGTGTTTGCAGCAGACTTAGCTGTGATTTGATAAAGCGCACCAGTACTTGCGTCTTTCCAAATATCACCAATTGCTGGCCAAGAGTAAGCTACTCCACCAACAGTCTGTACGTTAGCAGCATCCAAAGTTACTGTGTATGGGCCTGCGCCGGTTGCAGTAACAGTGATTGGAGCTTCCATACGAGTCATTTCAAACCAACGAACCTTAGGGTTTTTCGCGATTTCGCGGTTACCTACAGCGTTCATGATTTGGTTCATCGCGTCCCAGTACTCATCGCCAAAAGGCAAGTATGCTACTGAATCAAAATCTTCCATAAGCGCATCCCAGTTATTCTGGATGCCGCCATATGTCATACCACCATTGTTAGCCGAACTTATCGATAACGGATTAATAGTGGCGCTCTGTGTAAATGCCATTTTATTAAATTTTTAATAGTTATTATGATTTTAGCGTCTGAGATGGCAAAGGAATGCCTCGCTCCATGAGATCTCTTTGAGCTGGGGTTAATCCCTTTTGGTCTACAGACGTTTTGCCTACACGGTTCGGCGTTTTAGGCTGACCATTGTAGACTTCGCGCACTACCCTTTTTTCGGTTTGGGCTACAAGCGACTTAGCAATTTGAACTCCTAGATCCCCAGACTGAACCTTATGAATGAGGATTTGGTTTGATAGCCAGTCACGTACAGCCTGTTTACCTTCCCTTGTGGTAGTATCAAAGGCTTGACCTAAATAGCTCGCATACTGCGACTTCAAAACCGAGTCGATCTCTTCGTTTGAAACTTTTAACGAAACTTCCGAATCGCCGAATTTGTAGGGGACTTCCTTTAGCTGCTTGGCGTAGGACTCTGCCTCGGCAAGTGCTATTGTCTGTCTTTCCGCAATCTGCTTTTGATTTTGGCTCTTTAGCTCTTTTGCAAAGGTAAAGGGATTTTTAACAGTTTCAACATCTTTCTTAGTCTTTTCAATGATTTCTATAGCATCTATAGCATCAGACTTTAAAAGAGCTGTGGCGTAATAATCTCCGTCACCTAAGTTATATTTTTCGCGAATAGCTTCTTCGATAGTCGATTGGCCTAAACGCTTGAATTTGTCTGGGTTCTTTACTGCCTCGGCAATGACAAGAGCCTTGAGAGGATCTTCCATTAAGGTATCCGGAGTAGAAGAAACAATCTGGTTAGCAATAGAGGTGTTAATCCCTTTCTTACCAAACGCAACCATTGTCTTGGCCTCTTCAATTCCTCCAAACGGATCGTCGGCGTCTTGAAGCAATGAAAGACCTTCGTTAATCTCGGCCTCCTTACTTGCAATATACGCAGCGCGTTCCTTGTATCCTTTTAGCTCTTCGAACTCCGTTTTAAAAGAGTCCTCGTTTTCATAGCCATAAGCGGCAAACCACGGCATATCCGCCTGGTTCACTTGTTCGTCTACCTGTTCGTTAACTTGTTCGTTAACTTGTTCGTTTTGATTTTCTAATTCGTTGTTTTCCATATGTTTTATACTCTACCTGTGATTTCGTTTCCGTATTGTGCCTCAAGGGTTGCCTCAAGATTAATTTCTTCCAGAGCCTGCTTGCCTTTGAGCAATTGAACTTGATAGTTAGCATCAGCCTTAATCTTGGCAAGCTGTTGTTCCTTCATCATTTCCATGTTAGCCATTTCGCGCTGCTTCATGATTTCAATCTGGGCAAGCTGCATTGCTGTTTGACGCTTGGCCTCTTCGGTCATCATTGCAGACTGCTGCTGACCTTGGATAGTCTGCTGCATCATCATTTGTGAGAACTCCTCCTCACGAACACGTGCATTGTTTTCTTCCATTGCCATAAACCAAATAGCCTCGTCAACGTCCCCGTTTTTCAAAAGCTGAGCAACACGTTCTACACCAGAAGGGCGAAGAATTGTATATCCATCTTTAGTTGGAATTTGAGCCATTTGAACAGCACGTTGGAGGATCATGCTCTTTTCCTTCTCATTAGGAAGAACCTTACATGATATTGCAAGTTGGTCTAGTGACAATCCCTCGATCTCGTCAATAGCGCTTATCATGTTCTCACCTATAATGCTTTCGTAAAACTCTTTGATTTTAGGATCAAACTCAATATCTATACGAGCCTGCTGAATCAATCTTTCCCCAAGCTTTTGTTTAAACTGACGCTCAGATTCACGAAGTGGCCAGTTAGCGTGGTTTCCAGCAACATAGTCAGCCTCCATTACACCAACCAAACGCTCTGCTGACTGATCAGGACTTGCGGCCATCGCATCTGGGATTCCCATCAAATCCTTAATCATCATTTGCAAGTTAGCTATTTGAGCCAACCATTCCTGACCCTGAGGTCCCAAACCATTATCCATTTCGGCTAACGGCTGAGAAACATATTTACCAGTTGCCGCGTTAAACTTAGTTGCGACAATCTGAATACCGTTTTGACGGTGAATGTGCATGAGGTCGAACAGGTCGTACTCTACGCCTCCAATCTTGATGTTAGCAGCCTCGCCAACGTCAATTCTATATCCTTTTGGAGCGGCTGCCCATACAGCTGCGCGTAACTTCAATACCGCAAACATCAAGTCATCAAGCAAACCCTTCACGCTACGTGTAGGGGACTGTCCATTGATTCGGTGAATTACATATGAACTCATTGGAGAAAGACCCTTCTGCATTTGGTTGGGCTTCTTCTTCCACTCATAAATGCGGTCTTGACCTGTTCCTGAAATGATATATGAACCCTCATACCAATAGTTACAAGCAACCTCATCGTATGTGTCATTCGGATTCTTTTTCTTTTCGTCTACCGGCTTGTTGTTACGAACGTAACTTCCATAACCTTCCTTATTTACACGCTCTACATACTGCTTGTAATCAGTTGAAAGGTACTCAAACTTCAATACATATACCTTGAAGTCCATCCATACCCAACGGTTTGTTGTTGAGTCCTTACGCTCAAATGCCCACTGAGGAATGGTTGATACGTTTGTTTGATATGGAACATAGGACTTGGCCATTGCCTGGATTTGAGCCTCGTTAAATCCTGCGTCTATCAATTTATCAAAGATTGATTGAACAGTCTCAGCCTCAATATGGCCAATCGCCACAGGCTCCTCCTGATTATCTTCATTCCAAAGCATAACCATTCGAGCTGGGTCTACGTAATTGAATTTTACTTGACCTGTAATAGGGTCGTTGTAAAGCTTAGCCGCTCTAAAGTGAAAGTCAATTGCATCTCGATTAAATTCCATTCTCTGGCCAGCCCAGTTAGAAGAACGAAAGCCGGCCTCTGCTAGTTTTTCTAGTGCAACCTCATAACGAGCTTTAAAGAACCCCATTTTATCAGCAACCTCAAGCATCTGCTTATCCGCTGGAATAAACGGAACATTGAACTCCGGGAGTCCAAGTTCTTTTACCATCGGATTCATAATTTTCGCATTAATGTAAGTCTCAAACTTTTTGCGATTTTTATTAGTAATTACGTTCTTGTCCAAAGACGTACATTCTAACCTATAATCATTATCAGAAAGAACAGATAAAAGAACATTTGATAACTTACGCATTGGAGAGAAAATGTCGTAGCTAATGTTAGCCATCGCCTTTCTCTGAGCCTTGCTCATTCCTTTTGTAGTTGCTGAAGCTTCTCCCTGTGAAATACCTCTTGTTCCAATCGGGGATCCATTTGTGAACCAGTTTTTGTACTTTTCTTGAGACTGGTTTCCGGCTCCGTAATTCCTAGTCTCCTGCATTTCAGGAAGTTGAGTATATGTAAAATAAGTTCCACCAGCACAAAAACGAGTGTACAAAGCCCTTGCAACGCGAAGACCGTACTCTGGTTTTAGCTTGTCAACTTCTGGTATGTTGTCATTAGGGAACAACACACTACCAACTATCTGTGGTAATATCATATCTTACAAATTTGGTTAACCATGACAAATGTACTACATTTTTTTATTAAATAGTTGAAAACAATCATTATACATCAAACATTGTAAAACCACCCTTAATCTCTATTGGTTGATAAATTTCTTTGTAAAGATCGGGCATCCGGCTCTTTATAGCCCTCATGCACCAACCCGTAGCGGCGCACAAGTCATGGTTTGTTAAGTCATCAATACCCCTCATTTGACTCCACTCCTCAACTATCTCCCACATCTTCACGTACTTAACATTGTTGTTAAAGAAGGTCATGATGTCCCCAGCCATTTCGTTCTTCTCGGCCTCTCCCGCCCAAACACCTGGTCTTGAGTCTTGCTTTCCGTCCGATCCAAGATCCTTCAAAAGGTATCCGTCAAACCCGTTGTCCCTAAAGTATTCCACCAAGGCTTCTCCGTCGGGCCACTCTGGGTAAACATACGCCCCAAGGAATACAGCCGCCTTCAGCCACTCCTCGTGGTATTCGGCCTTGTCTTCTGTTTGACGATTGTAAATCAAAACCCAATCGTTACTCACCCACTCATTCCTAGGCTTGGTATCAGGGTCAACCTGACTATCTCTTTTGTAAAATACAGCGGCAGCCGCGTTTGACTTCTTTTTACCTACGGTGTTTCGCTTGTGGAACTTTACCGGGTCACAACAAAGAAAGAACTTATTCATCACTGAAGGATCGGGGGCGTAAATCAATCCTCTGTCCTTAGGGGGAATATAACCTTCTTCTGCTGTAACAACAGTTTTCCTATTACGCATTTCGTTTGGAGGAAGATAACTCATGGTCCAGCTTCCCTTAGGATCGTTCTCAACATAAACATCCCCGCCAAACTTGTCACCCATCCACTTGAAGTTAATCTTTGTGGTAATAGGGGTGCGAGAAAACTTGAGTTCCGATATACGGTCACGCATCTTCTCGATTGGCATACCCATGTCCTTTGGAATAACAGCGAACGCCTGCTTCCAACTCATTGGGAAGTTCTGCTGTAACTTAATCAGCTTCTGCCATTCGCGCTTGCGCTCGAAGTAGTCTGCCTGGTTTAACAGATAAGACTTGGCTCCCTTGGTTATCCATTTACCCTCGTTTGACATTACAGGCTCCTTAGGATCGTCGATAATGCTTGCCCCATACTCGTCAATATATCCCTCAACCGCATAGTAACCGGGAAGGAAGAAGTTGATAAGTCCAGAAGGAGTTGTTCCGTTCTCATTTCGGTCTGAGAAGTGCGAGTCGTTAGCAATGTCAAAGAACTGCGCTCCACCCCCTGTGTCCATGTCACCAACCGTAGACGGCATGATACAGAACCCTCGGATGTTCTCCCCGCGCTCGATGGCGGGCTTCATCGTGTTGTACCACCACGTCGGGATGTTTTGGTCCGCCGCCTTCGCATCCGTTTTCTTCGCTGGCTCGTCACGGTAGACAAAAGCGATTTCCGCTTCTCCATCCGCCGCTTTCTCCGTCGAAGGGAGCGGCGTGATGAAGCATTCCATTTGTTCTGGGACAATTCCTGCCCTTGCTGCTGATGCAACTGCTCCTTCATATTGAAAACGCAAGCCCTCCTTTGCTTCTATCCGTCCCCTATAATATGGCCGGAAGAAGAAAGGGAGTTTGCTTACAGGTGTTTGAATTTGCTTTATGAATATCTTGTTGACCGCCTGGTCCTCGTTCATTGCCTGGATGATGAAGGTTTGGTCGGGCATGTTGAGTGTCCCCCACGTACAAAAGCAACAAGCAATAGCTGTTTTGGCAATACGGCGACCGGAAACGAAGTTGATACCGTGTACTGTTCTCTTTCCTTTGCCGACGGTTATATTTACGTTTGGCTCCATGAAATACTCTACACCCATCTCCCCCATGTCGTCAACGACATTCTTTACATCCTGGTTTGAGTACTTTGTTTTCACCATTCCATCCTCACGATATAGGATTTTGTGCTTGTAGAACGCATCCTCTGTTGTATAGGCATACATGAACAGGTGGAACATTTTACGCTGGTAGTCCCTGTAGTCTGGTCTGTTGTTGTTCTTTCCAAAGTTCTTTACCGTCCAGAAGTTTAAGAAGAAATAATTCGCGCCATTGAGGAAGGTGGGTTTCCCTTTAATGAAACACCAGTACCCAACGTATCTACGCTTGATTTGGAGTTTGACCCACTCAATCTCCATAGCGTAGTACTTCTGGTTTGATTCAATTTCTTCATAGATATCTTCCAACCTTACGTCTCCAACCTCCTTGTACTTGGACTTGTTAGTTGCGTGTTTTTTGTTGAACACAACTTCATAGATAAGCCGTATCTTCTCAGGCATCTCCTGATAGGTGAACTTTTGATCCTTTGGAGCTAATCCGTAACCATCCACAAATGTCAACGCCTCTTCACGTGTAACTTCACGTTTTAACTGACGGGAATACCACTCCTCAAGGCGTGGTAGCGGGATTCGGATTGTATCCAACTCGTCATCGTCCTCGTGGAACGAAACAAACTTATCCTCCTCGTCGTATTCGTACTTCATGGTATAATACTTTATGGTATAATATCCGGGAATATCTCTTTCTTCTCACGCCACACCCGCGCATAGTGTTCGGGTTGAATGCCAAGGTTCTCCGCCCGAACCGAGAATGTAATCGCCTTCTGTAACGTAATGCTCACCTCGTCGTTCATTATCCGACTACGAGCATCCACAAGGGTTTGACGCCAGCTCTCAAGACCCGCCTGGAAGTTTTTATCGTCATTGGATCTGTCGACAGGTTGTGTCAACAAAGCCCTCTGAAGTGCCGCGATTCGGATGTCTGCGGTACTCATGATTGAATAGTCTTCCGAGCATTGCAGGCGCGTGAACGTGATGTACCGCTCCACCGCCCAGTCTACATTCATCATGCAGAGCTGGGCGTACCCGTCCTCCGAATCCGTGTCATCAACCATGATATTCAGTTTGTTCAATGTATATCGCTTGCGCTGGTTGATGTCCGGATACGCGTCTTTTACAGGTGTACCTGGAGCGAACATATATATGAGATATCGAACAACCTTGTCGGCGCTAACCCCTTCAGGAAGGTCGTCAGACCTGTCGAGAATATGGGCTTGACTGGCCAGGTCCGAGAAACGATATATTACCGACTCGTCATCCGGGATGCCTTCAATGTTGTAGGATATTTTACTAAAGTCTAGTTTTATCATTTTTCGTATGCAAGAATAACTCTTGGTTGAAACCTAACGTATTCTGTTGTTTTAGCAAGGGTAGGGTCTAGCTTGGTTGCAAAAATATTCCTAACACAAACTATATCGCCTGTTTTTACTTCTGTATTAGTCCAGATATTAGGACTTGCATATCTAGGTATTCTAGCATTTGGAACGACAACCTCAACACGTGCAATATCGTTGTCAACCATATGTATTGACCCCATTTTACGTTCATTGCCAAGAAGTTTGCCTATGATGTACCCGTTTAAACTTACAATCTCATCTCCTCGCTTGGCTGCATAAATTGATTTCTTCGATATTGAAAGATAAACTTTGCCATCTATTATGCATCCTCCCTCTCCTTCGGTAATCATCTCACGAGTAAACGTAGCGTCAAACCAAACCTCATCACCTTCTAAAGCATCAAACTCACAGTCGTAATCCCAACCCTGATAACTCAAATCCTTCTCAGCAATCTTAATGATCTTGCCTCTTCTTACAGCTTGTTTACCTTGAATGTCTTCTTTATCTGGATCTGCCTCTTTGTGAGCTTCTTTAGCCATTATTTCATATTCTTTCAAAAGAGATTTGTCTTTATATCCAGACTTTTTTAATGCCTTTACAATCCGAACCATCTCATCATCATCAACTTCCGAAATGTAGTTTTTGATTTTATTGACGATCTTGAGCTTGCCACCATTAAAGTTAATCTCATCCTCCGTAAGAGAGTGAAGCTCGATAATGCACTCACCATTAGTAAGTCTCAGGCTTTCTATGTCTAATCCACTAAGATTCATTTTTGAAGTTTTTTGTATATTTCAAACAGTTTCTTTTGTGTGTCAAAATTCTTTTTACCAACCGGCATACGGCGTTTTATTTTATTCACGCCCCGGCGTAGGGAGGAGTAAGTTCCAAACAGGTTTATGGCATCCCAGTTACTCATCAACTTCTCAACATTATCCATGTCGGTATTCTCGCGATCGATGTAATACTCGTAAACCTCAATAATTTTGAGATAGTTACTTCTTGTTTTTGTCCTTATCATAATGCTCCTTCAGTTTTTGGAAGTAGACCGAACGCTTAATTCGTGTTTCTACTTGAGTCTTTGTCATTTCTTCAAGTGTTTGTTTGTATCTTGAAATAGCCTTTTCCACCTGATCTAAGTCATCGCTGCTTATTCGAGGATTGCAGTAAAGAAGGTTCCTTCTTGAAGATGAAGCCATCGGGGTGAATATCTTCATCACCTCATATATCTCAATCTTATCTTCAAGCATTTGGTTGAGGAGGGTTATCGCCCTGTTCCAGTTCTGCGTATTATTCATAAACCATCACAATATATCGCTCATGTACAGAATACTCTGTTACATCTTGCAGTTCAACCTTGTCTACCTTTCCAACAATACAAATACGCTGACCTACCTCAAGATCGCAAAATCTTCCGACCTTGGTTATTACCGCGTCAATCTGTTTGTCTGTTTTGTTTTCTATTTCAATAAATACCCGGTTGTCGGGTGGAAATAAATTTGTCATGCTGCAAATATACTCAAAAACAACACAGTGTCAAATTATTGCTTGCAAATAGTACTAAACAGCGTACATTTGCACTATGTTTATCGTTTCAATCATATTAGTTGTATGCTGCCTTACGTTTATGATCAAAAACTCCATATATGGCTGTGGTAAAAGATGTTATAAGACTCGTAAAGAGGCTCAAGAACATTGCGATTATGACCAACAGGTATATATGTGCTGGGACTGCGAAATGTGGCACATAAAAAATAATGAAGAAAATCCTTGACAACCTCGCGTGGTTGTTTTATGTTTGCAAAATATATCCTGCCTCCCGTTTGTTAAAGAGCAACAGCAAACGGGGGTT